TGCGGCGAGATGATCGGGTTGGCGAGCTGCATGAGACGAACGTTGGTGATAATTACCTCCCACTGCTCCAAAAGCGCCTTCAGGAGCTCTTTCTCGCGCTTCCCTGTCGGTACCAAGGCTTGCGCAGCCGCCTTGATTTCCTCGAGATTGCTCTCGTGATCCGCCAAAAACGGGAAGAATTTGACGACCGTCTTGGGACCCAGGTTCGCGATACCCTGGATGTTGTCCGACTTGTCGCCGCTGATCGCCTTGATGTAGATGTAGTTGATGGGGAGGACGCCCGTCTCTTCCTTGATCTCGCCCGGACTGTAGTACACCTTGCGGGTGGGAGAGTACACGATCGTGTTCTTGTTGACGAGCTGCCAGAAGTCACGATCCGTCGAGACGATGACCTTCTGCACGTCGTGGTACATGCTGTAGCAGAGGTAGCTGATGACGTCATCCGCCTCACAGTCCTCCACCTCCACCTGACAGACGCCCAGCATTTCGAGATACTTCCGGGTAAGAGCGTGCTGCTCCCACAGATTCTTCTGGCTTTCCTCGACGTTGTCCATGTCGAGGTGCCGGTTCACCCGAGGCTTGCGCCCCGCCTTGTACTCCTTGTAGATGCCACGGCGCTTTCGGGACCCGCCTTTGCCGTCCCAGGCGATGACCGCCCTGGTGCACTTGGTGTCTCTGACGAGGTTCTTGATGGAACGCAGACAGCCGATCATGCCGCCGACGTGACCGCCGTTCCCGTCCATAGTGGGATTGACGCACCAGTTCCGGATGAAGGTATTGAGCCCGTCGATGATGAGAACCCTAGAGGGCATTGTCCTTCTTCTCTCCGTCCCGCAAGCGGAACTTCTTCATGACCCCACACCAGTCACACTTGAACGTGCCTGTCGGAGTACAGCCCCAGCTCCAGTTCTCTGGGTCGGGCGGAGGAGGAGACTTGATCCTCTGGGAGAATGTTCCGCCGCAGGAGTGGAGCCGGTCGTCAGCCATTGTGGGATACGTACCCAATCCTTTGGGTCAGATCCCCAACGGTTACTTCTTGGCTTGCGCGCGCTGACGAATGAGGTCCAGTCGGCTCTGGCCCTGCTTCGGCGCGGTCGGCTGGGTGGGAGCGGTCGGCTGCTTGGGCGGCGAGGGCTTGGACTCCACGCCGTGGAAGAGCGGCTTCGGGTTGGTGATCCGGCCACGGACGTCGGACTGCTTGACGATCGTGACGGCGGACATCTTGACCGGCGTGTAGGTCCGGTAGGCGTCCTTGTTCTTGAGGAAAACCTTCACGAACCGGGTGTAGAATCCGACCGGGTTCTTGATCTCCTGAAGAGGATCCATGCGCCGGAGGATGTCGTTCACCAGCGGGAACTTGTGGGGCTTCTTGCCGGCCTTGGCGGCGGCGACCTGCTTCTCGTCCAGGATGGCGTAGAGGACGTCCCGCTCCGCCTCGGTCAGCCTCTTCAGGTCGATCCCGTGGAGCCGGCCGTGCCAGTGCGGGTGGAGGACCAGGACCTCCTTGTAGCGGTCACCCGTGTCCTCGTCCACTCCCTCTGGCGGGTGCTGGTACGTGAACCTTATGATCTCACCTGGATCGATCTTGATCACTTCGGAGCCCTCCGCAGGGATTCGAGGAAGCCTGCCAGGGTCTGACAGGGGACCGCCGTGCTGAAAGTGCAGAACGGACCGAACTCCCCGTCCCTCGCCTCCGCCCCGTTCTTCACGGTCTTGGAGGTGTGGACCCTGATATCTACGTAGGAGCGGGCCTCGAAATTGTCACAGAACGAGGTCACGTAGAACTTGTGGGGTCCGCTGAAGCAGGCGAGAGGGCGCGGCTTGATGACCACGCTGTCCCGCCACTTGTCCGAGGTCTTGCACTCCAGGAAGACGTGGTAGGCCGGAAGGAAGATGTCTCCTTCCAGCTGTTCCATGTCGTTGGCGTCCCGATCGGAGTAGCCCCGGTCGAGCAGGTGCGTCCGGAAGTCCCGGGCGTCCTCTCCCGCCTCTAGGAGGAGAGAGAGGACCCGGTCCTTGAAGCCGTCTCCGAGGAGAGCGTTCTTCGATCCTGCGACGTACTTACCCACCCTGGGCGACTTCCAGCGCCGCCTCGACGTCCAGCAGGCTGTCGGAGTCTCCCCCGAAGTCCGCCGGCGTCTCGCCGTACTTCACGATGAGGTGCTTCTCGAGGTCGTTCTGGACGTGGGTCTTGAAGTCGGGGAAGTCCTTGAGGGCCTTCTTCCACTCCTTCTCCCGGAACATGAGGCCGCGATCGTACTCGACCTCCTTCTTCGGGTTGGTCGGGTCTTCCTTGAGGGACATCTTCCCCGACGGATACTTCGAGTAGTAGCACCACCCCTTCTGCTTCTCGATCTCGCCCCGCTCGTGGAGCAGGGTGAACCAGCTCTCCTCGTCGTCGATGCCCGAGGAGAACGTGATGTCGAACCGGCACTGGCGGAGCGGGGGACCGAGACGGCACTTGATCACCTTGGCGATCGTGTTGATGCCGTAGACCGCGCCCTTGGCCTCCTTCTTGCCTTCTCCCTCCGACGCACCCTCCGTCCCCTCTTCCTTCTCCTCGCCCTTCTTCGGCTTACCCTGGACGAGCTGGGTGGAGCGGGTGAGCCTGATGCGGAGGCTGGCCGCGTAGGGGACCGCCTTGCCACCGGGGGTCGTCATCGGGTCGCCGTACATGACGCCGATCTTCGTCTTCAGCTGGTTCGTGAAGACGACGCAGATCCTTTCCTTGCCGAGCGTGTCCACCAGCTTCCTCATCATCTTGCTGAGGACCTTGGACTTCTCCAGCTGGAGGTTCATGTTCAGGTCGTAGCTTCCCTCGAGCTCGATCCTGGTCGGGCAGTTGGCGATGGAGTCCCAGACGATGAGGACCAGCTTGTTCGGCGCCTTGGCCCGGGCCGTGAGGATGGTCTTGTCGATCGCCTCGCCCACCGCCTCGCAGCAGCCGGGCTGGAGGTAGACGAGCTCGTTGATGTTCACCCCGAGCTGCACGAGGAACTCCGGACTGGCCGCGTTCTCCGTATCGATGTAGACCGCGATGCCGCCCCGCTTCTGGCATTCCGCGATCAGGTGGGCCGCCAGGAGCGACTTGCCCGAGGCTTCCTCACCCACGATCTCCGTGATCTTGCCCACGGGTGCACCCCCGTTGCGTCGGTTGGTGCAGATGTAGTTGAGGAGGGTGGAACCAAAGGAGATGAACTCCTTCACCTCGGTGGGGTTGTCATGATCGGTCCCGAGGTTCCAGGCGATCTTGTCTTCCCCGTCGTTGAACTGCTTGACGAGGAGCTTGCTGAGCTTGAGGGAATCCGCCTCGTCCTTGGTCGACGGGGCTTCGTCCTTGTCCTTCTTTGCCATGGTCTATTCCTCTGCCCCAGCGTCCGGGACGAACTCGATCTCCTTCAGCTTCCTGAGATGGAAGATGAGGTCGTCGAGGTCGCCCATGCGGATCTCGTTCTCGATCAGGGTCTTCACCGTGTCGAGCCGATCCTTGAAACTCTGGGTGTAGCGGGTGTGGACGATGTCCCGCCCGCGGGTATCGTTGTACTTTCCGTCTTCGTGCAAGTGTTCGAGCACGGAGACTGTCAGGCAACGCTCGTACTCTGCGACCACGACTTCGAGCTCGTGGCGCCGGTGGCGACTCTCGCAGACGAACTTGCCGTTCGGGTTCGTGGAATCGTACTCGCGGAGCTCTTCGTCGTAGGGCTCGAGGCACTCTTCGTTGATGAAGAGACAGCGCTCCGGCACCGGGAACGAGACATTCCGGTCACCGAAGACGGCGTTGTGGTTGATGATGCGGACGACCTCGTGGAGGCCGTTGGTGATGACGTGGCTGGACTCGATGACGAGGCCATCGAACCCACGCCCCATTCCCTTGATACGATAGAGAGAGCTCATGTGACTCCTTTAGAAAAAGAGTCCATCGGCCTGACAGTTGACAGACCGTACCGGACCAAACCCGGTAGCGACGGACAAGCTAACTAGGGAGTCGGATTACGAGGCGGCGTTCTCGTCGACGGTTTCGCCGAAGGCCTCGTCGATGGACTTGCCACCCTTGAGACCGCCGGTGTCCTCGCCGGAGTTCGCTTCGTACTTCTCGGTGCCGCCCTCCGACTTCGCCTCGGCCGAACCACCGCCGATGAACTTGTCGAGCAGGATGGCGACTTCCTCGGAGCTCTGCTCCGGGTAGACCTCACCGATCGGCTTGATGGACGTGAGGAGCTTCTTGAGCTCTTCCTTGTCCTTCGTGACCGGACGGCCCTTCATGCTGGCCTCGGTGATCTCGGTCATCGGGCGGTTCTTCTTGTTGCCCTTCGCCAGCGGCTTGCCCGCGGCGTCCGAGAAGCGGATGTGGATGTCGAAGGCCTTGTTCATGTCGAACAGGACCTTGAACCCCGACGCGTCGTCGGTCGGATCGAGATCGAGCATCTCCATCCGCTCCGTGTTGCTCATCAGGTCGATGAGCTTGTTGTTGTTGGTGAAGCCCGGCGACCACCACTTGGGGCCGTCCGGAGAGAGGGTGCCGTCCTTCATGCGCTCGACCAGACGGACGAACGCCTTCTCGGTCGGCTGGATCTTCTTGAAGATCTCGAAGTCGGCCTTGCGATCTCCCTCGGCCTTGTCTTCGCCATCCGGGCCCTTCCAGGCGCGGAGCTTCTCGCAGAAGTCGCAAACCTTGCAGGGCTTGCCGAAGTTCTTCAGCGGGCAGAGACAGCTGGCCCCACCGAGCTCGTAGTGGAACACGAGGATCACGAACGGGTCGTGCTCCGGTCCACGCGGATCGGGGAGAAGACGAACGTCGTGCTCGTCCTTTGCCTTCCAGATGTCGTTTTGCTTCTTGCCCGTGCGCTGATTCAGTTGCTGGAGACGGGCTCTCATTTCGGCGAGTGATGCCATGGCGGGTGTTG